TGATCGTATCAACGGCCCGATGTCTTTGTTTCGTGCCGGAATCTGTTGTAAGTTTGGATTGTTATACGAGAACCTACCCGTTGCTGTTCCCGATAATCCACTTTCACTTCTCATCTGATTTATGTTTGCGTGTATTCTACCTTCATGTTCGTGCCTAAATATAGTATCAATAAAAGTAGCTCTGGCTTTATTTGTTTCTCTTGCATGAACAATCTTCTTTGCTAGAGGATGTTTGTGTGTGTTTAAAAAGTTTTTATCAAACTTCGGTTGTTTTGTTATTCCTGTTCTATCGTAAGGTATGTTAAACTTATCAAATGCCTTTGCTACACTAACAGCAGACCACACTTCTACGTCAATTCCTGTGTCTTTTTTTATCTCGTGTAGTATTGCTTTTTCTTGTTTTACAAAACCCTTTTCTATCTTCTTTGCTTTTTCTAAATTAACGCGAACACCTTTCCATGTCATGTCTAACAAACAAGGAAAGAGCCGTGTTTCAAGATCAAAGATACTTGTTAACTCTTGCTTAATAATTTCTGGTTTAAATACTTGCCATAACTTTAATGTTAGATCAGCATCTTGTTCCGCGTACGGACCAACGTGCATAGCGGGTAGTTTATACATTTCTGATTTTGCATCAACACCCCACTCTCTTGCGGCTTCATACAATCCCGCTTCTGATTTTGTTTCTTGTAAATAATCTCTACCTAATACATTTAATGTGTATTGAAATCTATTCTCATCAATAAGTGGCGCCGCGATTAGTGTATCGATAATCTTGCCTTTTACTTCTACACCCCACCAACGTAACCACCCCACGTCGTAAGCGGCGTTGTGAAATACTTTATCACAAGGTAGCTCCATAATCTTTTTAATTTGTTTCTTAACAATATTTTCGTCAAAGTTACCACCACCTTCATGTCGTATAGGAAAATAACCTTTCCAACCCTCAACGGCTATGGCTACTCCTAGCACATACCCTTCACCTCTTGCCCAACCCGGTCCGAGTTCCTTTATGCTTGGATCGCATGTTTCTAAATCAATCGCTATTTCCTTTGCTTCAGAAAGATCGGGAAACGTTTCGGGTGGTGTCCACTCACTTGGTGGTTGAAATAGTGGTATCTGTATCATCTTCTTTCCTATCGTTTATTTCACCTGCTATCGCCGCATATCCCGCCATGTCTATGTAACAATCTTCTGTAGTTCTATGTTTTAGTCTTGCAACTTTTACAAGCATCATACATATCGCTACATCGTGTGCAGATATATTATAATCTAAATATGCACTCCATAACTTTGCAATATTTTCATGATTTTGATATTTATCACCGTAGTCATATTGACGTTGACCAGTAACTATTTTTGCCGCTGTATCTAAATACTCTCTAGTTTTCATCTTTCTCCTTTGGTTTGATAGACCGTAAATCATTTTGCAAGAGTTGTAAATCAAGTAGTAATATTTTCAACTGATGGTCCACTTTCTCACGGTTAAGTTTTGGTAACTCTGCACGTATTTTGCGTACTTGCTTTTCTGTTACACCAACTTGTTTTAATGCAGTATCAATTGTAAACATTAAAATGCCTCCGTAAATTCTCTGTCCGTTTGTGATCGCACAATGTCCAGATTGTTTTTTGCGCGTGTCATTCCCACATAGAATACACGCCTTTCTTCATCTCGCCGTGACCAATATGCTTCGTCAGACTTACGAGATAAACCCGTTAATAACATAACATTATCTGCTTCACTACCTTTTGATCCGTGTATTGTTGACAGCTTGATCCGTGGTTCGTGTCTAATGTTTTCTTTACGACGTAAACACATACGCACATATGTTTTCTTGTCGCTTTCTATATTTTCTAATACTTTAAACCAAGGTTCTTCTTTACTGGCTAGCAATCCATGCTGTGTCAATAATGTGTCATATGTGTAAAGTTTTTCTTTATCAGCACTTTTCATTGCCTTATGTTCTTTCAACACACTTTTCCCGGTTTTAAGATAAGTATAAATTCTTTTTACTCTTTTTATGTCTATTGCTTTGTTCTTTCGTAAATCTTCCCATGCAAGAATAGCTTCATGCACACGTTTATTAATAGAAGTTTCATCATTTCTTTCATAATATACTCCCTCTCTTTTTAAATCATCTTCAAGTGCATCTAATTGATATCTATCTCTTCCTAGTATCAACCAGTTCCCTTTTTTTATTTTATTTAATTGTGGAACAGGATGAATGTTTACTTCACCCATTTCATCTCTTGATGTCCATTCTTTCTCTACTCTATCTTTCACACGTCTTATTAGTGTATCTGCTTTCTTGTGTATCAATTTAGATAAACGATAAGACTTGTTTAAAATAATTCTTTCTCCATCCATGTTAATTAAAAACTCTGGTCTTGCACCTGCCCAACGATAGATCGCTTGATCGTCGTCTCCTGCTATGTATACGCGCTTTGCATTGGTCACAACACGCTCTATCATTTTCCATTGTAGCCAACTTAAATCTTGTGCTTCATCAACGATAACTACATCAAAATTTGGTATGCTGTCGTAATGTTTTTTATTAAAATCTACAATCATGTCGGTCATGTCATATTTGTTTCTATTCTTTTTATATTTGATTAACGACTCATCTATATATTTTAATTTCTTTAAACCACCTTCAAGATGTCCTATTTCGGGATAATTAAAATAAGCTTCTGTTGTTAGCCCTCTTATTTTAGCCCCATCTATTACTTGCATAAACACATCATCGGGAAAACCGGCACCATACTTTTTCACTTTGTCATTTGGATTACTTAATTTTATTTGCAACTTATTAGAAACAAAAGCGTAATCATCATCGTTCATGATGTTTTCATCTTTTAAATGTAACTCTCTGTAAGCTAAACTATGTAACGTGCGAAAGTTTGTAAAATCTTTTGTGCTATAATTTAATTGTGATATTGCACGCGATAGTGCTTCATCTGCCGCTTGATTAGTGAATGCAAGATAAGCAATTTTATTTGGAGCAACCTTATTTACTTTTAGTTCTGTTTCTAAAACATTCAACAAGTATGTTGTCTTCCCTGTTCCGGGCGGTCCATATATTACTTTTCTCAAAACGGTGTATCCTCGTCCATGTCTGGTGTTTTAAAACTTTCGTTGCTTTTTTTAATCCAAGGTAAATACCACATGTAAGCTGTTTTACCTTTTACTTTACGTCTTATGTCCCCGCCGCCTAATTTGTTTCTAATGTGCGCGGCCATTTGTGTAGGACTATAATTTTTAAAATCATGCTTCTTCAAAAACTTTTGTAACTTATCAGATTTAAAGTACGCTGTCATTTTTTTCACACTCACTTCTCTCTCACCATTTTCATCTTTTATCTTGTCTATATACTCTCTTTCTTCAAACAGTGCCTTACCCATATCTATTTCATCAATGTGCTCGGCTTCCCCTTGATCCTCTAAAAACTGTTCTAGTAAAGTTTCAAATCTACCCGCCTTCGTAATCTCGTGCGCCATTTCAATAATAACAACGTTTTTCATTAACTGTTGTAGTTTTCTTCTCCAAGCGGCGGCTGTTGTAGCGTTTGGAACGTCTATAATTTGATTCATGCACGCCTGTCCAAATTGATGTTGGTTGTATAATTGTTCTGTTGTTACAACAACTCTTCTTCCATCAACATTTAAATACCACGTTGAGTCATCACTTTTATAAACAGTTAAATCACCTATTTGACTATTAAAATTACCGCCAACACCAAATTGCCTTAGTTTACATTCTTCTAAACTACAGTGAAGACACATTGGTTGATCATTACATTTATACTGATATTCTTTTTTCTCATGCTGTTTTTGCATTTTTAAAACCTGCTTTGAAGACAAAGGTGGTTTCATATACTTGTGATTAAATTCATCTAACTTATCTTGCCAATCATCTGGCCACTTTTTCTTTGCATATACTGCGTATTGATAAAGCGTATTATCTCTATTACCTTGAGGCACCCCCTGTGACATCAGTGTTTCTAAACAAGGAGGACCATCATTAAAATTTTTTAATACAATCTTTCTTTTTGGTTTTATATTTTTTAAATCTTTTTCGGACGTACAATAAGTATCATATAAAGCAAAGAAACCATCAAGATCAACAGCCACACCATCGTCACTAAAGCCATGACGAAAAGAATCGCTAGCGTTGTGATAGGGAAGATTAAGAAAGTTTCCAGTATCTCCACGATCCGCTTTAATTTCAATTTGTTTTGGAAATATTTCACAATTTGCATAACCTAATTCTCCTGCCCATTCTTGTAGTTTATCACGCATAAGCTTTGCTTGCACGGGTTCTTTTGTAAATAAAAACACATGCGCACCACCACTTTTTGATCTACACATAACAAGCGGTAATTCTAATTCTCTTATTTTTCTTATTATTTTATCATGCTCTAAAGGATATGTATCAATGTCTATACACCCCCATATACACGTTGCATCGTCTCTAATTGGTATGATACCAAGACTAGGTTCTTTACCATTAATATGATCTATCCATAACTGATCTGTAACAGGTGCTTTTTTTATAAAAGCTTGACCCCCTGCCTTACCATTAACAGATTCTCCACTGCTTTTGTAAATACCATAAGCACGGTCTAATCCGTAGAATATACTTTTAAACTTCTTTACTCTTTCTTCCATGTTACCTCTAAAATAAAAGGGGCGGTTGCCCGCCCCGTGTTAGTTAAAACGGAACCTTTTGTTCATCTGTAGAAGACTCTTCTTCATACTTGACTTTAACTTCACCTTTGTTCACGCTTTCAGCAAATGCTTTAGCGATACTGTAAAGGTTAGCATCTTCAAGTTGAGATTCTCTACTAATCTCCCAACCATACCAGTTGCCTTTATCATTACCTTCTTTGGTAGTTTTAAGACGATAGTAATGGCTGTAAGATGGTGGAGTGAACAACCCGTTCTTACCATTTAGTTTTAGGTTTAGTAACATAGAGTTCCACTTTCTGCTCTTTTTAAGCTGTGTAGCTTTCATTGTTATCAAAGCAGGAGTAGCGTCCCCTTGCTCTGTAACGAGTAGCACATAGTGGTTACCACACGTCTCAACATAGTTACCGTTTTCTAAACGGTCTTTGTTGTTTTCGTCACGCGTAGTTTTAGTCAAGATGTCACTAGAAGCATCGTAGACATTTATCGGAGCACCCGATCCTTGACCTCTGTCAGCCCACTCAACGTATTGACGTTGATACGCACATGGTAGAACACGAATACCATTTGATCCATCATACAGATCGCTAGTCACTGTATTATAAATCATTCCGGCTTTTGCACCTTCAAGATCTTCGAGTTCTGGTGATAACTGCATCAAGACTTTTA